TGTGCTGCTACCAACATCCACCGAAGCCTCTCAGCCTCCGCTACAGCCTCTTTAAGCCCTTCTACGCACGTTTTATATTCAACCGTAGTATAAGCATCAGCTTCCTTCTCAACCACCGTAGTTTTTAAGCTACGTAGAATTCCTTGAGATTTAACTGTCTTGCGGTATTCCGTTAAATAAACTACCTGAGCCTTAGCTAGTGCATAAGCCTCGGAGTTTTTAATCATAAAATCAATTGCTGAATTAGGATCGATATTCATCTGATAGTTTCCATATTAGAGTTTTAGCATCATCAATACTTGTTACTACGTTTACTTGTCCTTTCCAGAGCTTGTGCCAATTAACTTGATCTGGAGTAAGTACCTTTTTATCACCATCCTTGATCTCAAGCAAGTAATTTTTAGACCTGAATCCGACGATAATATCTGGACAACCTTTTCCAGTTTCGTGCAAATGCTGGACTGTACAACCCATGTCACGTAAAGCCTTTACGATCTGAGTCTGATTGTTATCTACTTTTTTAAAAACCATTCAATAGCCTCGTTAAATCTTTCTATATCAGTTAAATATTTATCATTTAAACAATATCTATTGCCATATCCAAAATTTTGTATTTCGTGATTTAGTTTGAATTTTTCTTTGCCTACAAAACCATGAATCTTAATAATAGTAGGCGATTGAACTGAGCAATAGATAGCCCAATCGGTAGCAAAATCTTCCATACTATTAAAGATTAAATATCGTGGTTCTGGTCGCAATGATGAACTTGTCTTAATTTGAATAGTTTGATCTTTAATTATTAAATCAATGTTGCCATCACCTCCATAAGTAACGTCAACCCTTACGTCTACACCTAGATGATTGCAAACCGCAATCTCACCTAACATTCCGATATAGTGAACAGCAAAGTCAGTTTGACCGCATATCTTATTATTTTTAATCTGCTTATTGTCTAATCTAGCTTTTTTAACTGCTTGCATAATTCCAACATTATGAGCCGCTAATATTAAATCGTTAGAGTTTAGTTCTATTTCCATTGGCTATCTTCTCCGCGATTGCCTAAAGTCCATTGAGTTCTACAATCCTTCTCTAACAACTGAGCCGTTCTATCTCCGCGTTTATTGCGGACAATAGACAGATATTCGATTGCTTTGTTTCTATCTTGAGTACGCCACTTCAATATTTGGCGAACTTCACATCGGTGTCTATGTCCTTCTGAATTATCAGGCACGAAATGCTCCACGATTATCAAAGTCAATCGGCTGACCGTTCAAAGTTTCAATAAACTGTTGCGAATTATGCTCAAAGTACATCCCATAAAATTCTTCAGCTTCACCATTTCTTTGTTTCTGGCACATTAAGAACATATCAGGCTGCTTCTCGTCATAGTCCTCGTTATTCCTACGAGCATTCTCTTTCTTCTTATTTCTCCAGACCATGAACACGTTATCCACCTGATCTGCAATGCTTCCAGAACCCTTTAAATCGGTTTTGCCAGGCTGAATTTCCTCTGACACTAGCTTACGTATGTGGTGCACTAAATGGATGTGTACGTGATGATCTCGCGCTAATGCACATAACTCGTCAACGAATGACTTTTGCTCATTTAATGAGTCCTCTGCGACTACACACTTCATTAATGAGTCAATAAATATATGTTTGATGCCCAATTCAACCGCACAGTATCGTGCCATTGCTATCGTTTTCTGTGGAGTCGTAGAACCCTGTTGGTCGTAAAGATACAGATTCTCGTCAATGAAATTGGTAAACCGTCCTAAAAGTTTACGAATGTAGCCTTCTTTGTCGTGAGTTAATGGGATGTTTATATTCTCACCTGCAAACTGTCTCAGCATTCGGACAATAGTAGTCACAGGTTTCATTTCGTAGCTGGCAATGCATACCTTACAGCCTTGCTTTATCAAACCTAACGCTATCTGACCTGTTACAAGGCTCTTACCGCCTCCGTTGCCACCTGCATATACCGTAACCTCGCCTAATCGAAATTTAACGTCTGCGTGAGTTTTAGACCACGGCATAACGGCATCGTCAGTCTTTTGAGGATCAACATAATTTTGATAAATCTCGTCAAGCCAGCTATTAGCAGATTTAACCTGTGCCGATAAGTCTGTGTTCTTCAGGTACTTCTCAACGTCAATATCTTGAGACTTAATAATGTGACGATCTTCAAAAAGTCGTTCCGCTACTTTCTGAATGTCCATTACTGACCCCTAGCGCGAATAGCTTCAGCACAACCTTTTGCCGAATATTGATCAAGAACTAACTCATCACATACTTTTGCACAATTCTCGCGCTCTTCTGCTGCGACTAAGTTAGCAAATACTTCAAGGTCAATATCATCAGTATTAATTTGTCCTGTATCCATAATAAAACACTCAGACATTAATGCTATTTTAGTAATTTGATCTTTATTCATATATTTTTCACAGCCTCCATTATTCTAGTTTGTGCGACTTTCATCCTAGTTCTATCTTCTTCCGATAGTTGTAGTCCTTGACTCATCGTATAAGCTGCTACGCTTACTACCCATGCCTCAAATTCGATAACGCGAAGCAAGTCTGTAGCATAATACTTTCTCTTGACTGGAGGCAAGTCTTTATTTACGTTAGGGAATAGATCACCAATATCCATACCAATTGCACCCATTATTTCTTGGACGCTACAGTTGGCAAAACACTTCATCAGGATACGACCATCTTCTAATTCTCGTATCGCTAGTGATGGACTCTTATCCGTATGAGCAGGACAGCAAGCCGTATATGCGCCGTTACGACCTTTAACTTTCTCTAGTCGGGTTAGTATGTTCTCTATCATTTCCACCCCATCAATGGCTTTTGAGTATTTGTGACTTCATCTTCCCATCTTTTATTATTTAGCCAAGTAGCTGCATGAGGAATAAACTGCTGTTCTCGTTCAGATAACTTTTGATCGTTTACAGCTTTTGTTATTTTTACAATAAGATCATCGTTAGGCTTAATCTTTAGCCAAGCCTTCTTAGCATTTTCTTTAGATACCTTCTTTGGATAGATTTTCCAAAACGTCTCAAACTGATCAATAGATATATGGTTAATGGTTATTGGTTTATGGTTATTGGTTGGTTGAACGTCCGTTGAACGTCCGTTAGTCCTCCGTTCAGCAGATGCTCTACCAGCCCTAGATGCTTGCTCAACTTTGGCTTTGTAATGCTCTATTTCTTTGTCAGCCCTACGGTTAATGTATCCACCATCAATGTGGTCAAAGAACTCGGTTAGGACTAAATCTACTTCAGATTCATACTCACGCATGTTGATCTGTCGTGCAACGGTTGTTAAACAGTCGCTCAACGGACGTTCATGTAGATAATAAATATCTAGCAATCTGCGATAAGCAATATCTTCTATTGGAGTTAAATGGCGTGTATGTGTTGCGTAATCGCCAATATGGAATTGGTAGTAATGCATATTTGCCCCTATATCATCGGGTAGTTATCACAAAATGGTGGGATCAGGCAGGACGGTGATAAAGCGTCTTTTCGAGAGCTACTCTAGCCAATCCCATTGACTATATAACAATACTTCGTTTACTGCAAGTACGGCAGATATTGCTTTTCACAAACTGTATAGCACTTCTTGAATGTTTGCAAGCAGGACATTTCTGCATACTAAAGTTATATATCGTTTTTACTTTGGTAACGGACGCTTGACTTGCAAGTTTTAAAACTTCGTCTTTCAATTGGCTGACCTCGTGGACTAATAGTAGGTGGAAATGTTTTAAGTGGCGTAAATGGTACAGGTTCTCTAGGTGGGACTAGGTTCTTATCTACCTCAAACTTAGCCGGAGTATCTTTATAAATAGGAAAGAATACATCACCTATTTGCTTAATACAGCCAAAATTAACCAATTTCTTTAGCTCTCTAGTGATATTCCAAGCATTAGAGAATTCTAATATTTCATAATTTTCTATTAACCTTTCGGCAGTAATGCCACCTGATTTATTTACTATTTCGATAAGTTGTTCTCGGCGGGAGCCTTCTCTTGGTACGTACATAAAATAATTTCATAAAGTTGTTGACGAACAAGTTGCAATACTTCATTATTGAGTCATAGCAACACATTATTAATATTTAATTAACTAGGAAAATAAAATGAGAAAAGATCACCTACAGCATACAGTACGTTTTGGTGCAACTTGCCAATCTGGTCGTACAGGTGGCAGTTTACGTGGCGAATATCTAACTTTGCCAGCAGCACAATTTCTTGCTTTGCCTCCAGAACATCGTTGTGAAAAATGTGCAAAAAGTAAATTGTTTTTGTTTTTACAGCGTCAAGCTAATAAGTAAATTAACAGGGGGTTCGCCCCCTAACTAACTAGGAGAATACTATGAAACGCCATGAATACGAACAAGAAGCACTGCAAAATATATTAAATAAAACTCCAGACGATTTTACGCAAGATTTTACCGATGGTGAGTTGCGCGAATCACTAAACGACATATTAACTTTATGGGCTACACATCGTCACGAGCCAGTAGTCTTAACTGCAAGTCTAAGTAATCATATTGCTCGCATG